CTTGTCCTGATTGTGCAAGTGGTTTAAAACCATTCTCTGAACCTGCTGAACCTGGATCTTGAACACCAACAGTATGATTATGAGACTTAAAATCATCCGATTGTTTTGTACCTACACTTAAACTACCACCACTTGCACGTATAAATCTATTTCCAGTAACTAAATCAGGAAGATTAAATGTTGCACTACCATCACCACTTCCATATGTAGTTCCAATAATAGAAAATAAATTACTATATGTAGTTCTACTTATTGCTTGACCATTTTGTACTAACCATCCAACAGGTGCTGTTGTTCCTGCATACCAAAGTACTGTTCCCGTTGGAACTAAAAATGTAGAATCTTTATTATCCAATAAATCTGCATCTAATCCAGAACCACTGCCATCTATAGTTTCAATTTTTGCTAGTACATCATTGGCATTATAATTAGCCTCATTATTAGCAATTCTATTATTTGTATCATTTATTGAATTATTAATATCATCTATATCTGATAATATCTTTGGTTTCATATCATCACTTCCTTTTACATATAAATTCTATACTCTATTTTTTCTCCATTATCTAATGACCAACCATCTAAAGTCAATGTCTTAGCACTAGCATTTAATGTATAATGGTCTCCTTCATCCAGCAAACATCCTTCAAAAAAGGCATCTACTGTACATTGTGTTAAATCAACACTAGGTGCATTTAAAGTTATAACTGTTGTATTGACTGATGTTGCTGTAAAAGTCTGTTTTGCTTTTAGCTGATTAAGTCTAGTATCATATAAATTAACTGATGAAAGAGCAGTGGTTAAAGCACTAAAATTATTGCTGCTTTCTACACTACCTTCATCTAAAATTCCTTTTTTAACACTAAAGTTAAAAGTCACACTTGTAAGTCGATTGTTACTAGAACCATATATAACTACTTCAGCATTAACATTTCCTGCCACAGATATATCTGCTGTTTGTAATGTATAACTAATTTGTCCTGCTGTAGCATTTACAATTGTCATATCTGCAAATGTAGATGTATTATCTATCCTACCTAAAGCAATTTTAGTTGTCAAAGTAGTCAAATCGAATGGTATACTATTATTCATTAATGTTATATTTAAAATACATAATCCACTATCTCCAACAGTTGGAGAAAATTGTGGAATATACCCAGCACTAGTATTATTTATATCTAAAATAATTGGAATATTATTCATTTTTATTCACCCCCTATAATCGTCTAAAATTTGGTGTTATTTCAACTTTAGTTATATTTCCACTAAAAGAGATTGTATTTTCTCCATGTTCTAAATACAGGTAATTTAAATCTTTATATGTAGTTGTATTTATTGCATATGTTTTTCCATCAAGGATAAAATTGCCTTGTCCATTAGAATAAATCCTAATATTGGGACTACTATAAATATAAGGATTATATATGCTCATAGGTGTAGTAACAGTTATTGTTTGATTATTTCTTACATATTTAAATGGGTCATTACAAGTAAAAGTAACTGTTAAATCTCCATTATCTACAAATTCATCAAAAGTTGGAACATCTTCAACTCTTGCCATAAAATAATAATCTTTCATATAATCAAAAATCAATTGATTTTGTTTTACATTTAATAACCATTCTAAGATAGAAGAATATAAATCATGCAAATCTGTCATATCTTTACTTACTAATAAAAATTTTATTACAATAATTCTACTATCATAAGTTATATGTCCATTTCCAATCATTGACATATCATAAGATCCGTTAAAATATGGTACTGAATCTTTTACAATTTTGGGTGAAGGAGAACTTATATGTTTCTCTTCTATATATAATCCAAAATCATTAAAACTATTTTTCCCATTAAATGTTACTCCAAGCTGGATCATAACCTATATTCCTCCCCTCTTGTTGTGTTTTCTTTTCCTGTAATTCACTTATATCTTCATAAGTTTCTTGAGCAATTACCTTACTATTAAGTATAGTTTGTAGTATAACTGGTTGTTTAGATTTATTTTCTATTTGATTAATTTTAGGATTTATATTATTTGGGATAGATAATTTGTTTAAACTATTAGGATTAAAACCAACACTCATATTACTACTTAAACCTTTAATAGCATCAGTAACTTTATATTTGTTTTTATCAATTCCCTTTGTTAATCCTGTCATAAAATCAGGCATCCAAGATTCATAATCAGTAAGCGGACCCTCATCTGGAACAGAGAAATGAAGAAATGAACGTATTTTATCTGCTACACCACTTACAGCATCTACTACACCACCAATCATGCCTGTTATACCATTTATAAGTCCTTGAATAAAATCTTTACCCCATCCCACAGCCTTGCTAGGTAACGATGTTATAAAATTTATAGCACCATTAAATCCATTTTGAACTATACTAGCAATTCCACCGATTGCTCCAGTAATACCATTTTTTAATGCATTAAAAGCAGATGATCCCAGATTATATAATCTTCCTGGTAAACTAGCAAAGAAATTTAATACTCCATTAAATATATTTATTGCTCCATTTACTATTCCATTAGCAATAGACATAATAGCAGATTTAAGATTATTCCATGCTGATATAGCAATATTTTTAATACCATTCCATATAGTACTTAATAGTCCTGCCCATGCCATAACTATGCCTATTACAATATTTTTTAAGCCATTGAAAATACTACTAACTGCATTTTTAAGATTATTAAATATTCCTTGTGCATCAGAAGATAATTTACTAAAATTACCAGTAACTAAGTCTAATATTAATAGAACAACGCCTAATACAACATTCTTTATTACTTGCCATATTCCGCCAATAAATTGTTGTATTCCAGTTAGTATTGTATTTATTCCACCCTGCATACCACTAAATAAATTTAATACCCCTGTAACAATCCCCATTACAATACTTGTAATTATTGTTACAATAGTATTCCATATACCAGATATAATACCTATTAATCCTGTCCATATACTAGATATAGTTGTTACTATTCCAGTTACAAAATTTGTTATTGCAGTTGTAATAGTAGTCCATACACTTACTACCGTTGTAGATATACCATTCCAAAGATTACTAAAGAAAGTACTAATAGATCCCCAATTTGTAATAATTAAATATGCTAATCCTGCAATGGCTGCTATACTTGCTGCAATAATAAGCAACATAGGATTAAATCCAAAAACAGTTGTAAATATTTTGCTTATTGCTGCCATACCTTTTAGACCATCAGCTGCTTTTTTTATATTATTAATACCAGATATAACACTTAATATTCCTGTGCCTACTTTTATTGTAGCCACTGCTGTTCCAATGCCTATAATAGCTACTTTAACTAATTCCCCGTTAGCTATTACCCAGTCTAACATTGCTTTAAAAGTTGTTAGACCTCCTTGCACTAAAGACAATATTTTATTACCTAAATCACCTGTACTAACACCTAAAGATGGTAATATTTTACTTGCTATTTGTCCTATATCTTTTATAATTCCTTGTATTATAGGAGATAAGGTAGTAATAGCACTTTTAATACCATTAACAAAATTACCTACACCGTTTGTATTCATATTACTTACTAAACCAGTAACTTTATCGGTAAGTTTACCTATAATCTGTACTGCTATATTTAATATTGGAGCACCAACTACAGAAATAAATCTATCCCATGTAGATTTTAGATTCCCCATAACATTGCTAAGATTATTTGCTTCTCTACTACCTTGTCCTAAAGCACCACTGTTCTGGTATATCTTACCCACAGTATCTATAAGCAAGAATTCTTTTTCAGTATCATTTAATTTTTGCCAACTTTTACCGTACTTTTCTTTAGCTATTGTATCCATTTTTGTAGCATTAATGTTTACACCAATCGCATCTCCAGCTTCAAAATTACCCATAGTTATACTTTTTAATCGTGATGATACATCTTCTAAAGATAAATCATAATAAGCTGCCCCATCTGCTGCTAAATTCATATATTTATTAGTAAGGTCTAAAGATTGGTTTGCATCTGATCCATTACCTCTAAAAGTACCGTAGAATCCTGCCCATTGCCCTTTTAATCTATCTACATTTATACCTTGTTGTTTAGATTGTTGGGTAATTAGATCCATAGCTTTAGCAGCTTCATTCCCTTTAAAAGTTTGTTGAAACTGGGAATCTAAGGCTTGTATATTTGCCGATGTTTCCACAACTTGTTTTCCAAAGTCCACCATTTTATCTACAACAAAAGCACCTGCTATAATTCCACCTATTCTTTTAAAACTTTTACTAAATACATTTTCTGTACCTTGTGCTTTTTTCTCTACTACATCTAATTTCTTAGATAAATCATCTTTTAAAAGTAATTCTCCGAATACTGAAAAAAGTTTCATTTATTTATCACCTGCCTTTCTGTCCATTTCTTTTATCTTTTCAGCTTCAGCAATCGCTTCTTCTGCTGTCATTTTCTTGCCAATATTAACATTTGTATTAATTAAACCAAATGCTTTGTTTTTATAATCTTCAAAACTCATATAATTTTTCTTTTCCATATATACGTGTTCTATATTCCATTTTTCCCATAAATGTTCTTCTGCAATTTTTATATTCATTTTACTTACTAATTTAATACCTTCAAAAAAACCCATATTCATTACATAATCAATATTGTTATATCTATGTAAAATTGCATCCAAGCACTCATATTCATCGAAATTATCAGGCACAACATTGTGTGCAAACAAGATTATTTCATTAATTTGAGTGCTTGTCCGAAAAAATCCTCAAATTGTGGATCATTAAATATTGCTTCAATTATTCCCATAATATCTTTTATATTACTACTTGCAATTTCTTTAGTTGTTTTTCCACTTATATCACTCAATAATTTATATACTTCCTGTTCTGCATCGCCTATATGTTCTACGAATAACATTATTCCATCTATTTGTATACGTTCTTTTGCTTTAGCTTTTTCTTCATCACTTTTGCCTGTTACATCTGTCATTAATCCTTTTATATCTTCTTTTATATTCATCTTTCTAACAATTTTTGTAAATGTGAATAAATCACTGAATTGTAAACCTCTCATTAATCATTACCTCTTTCTATTATTTATTTTTTGTAATAAAAAAGCACCCTATTTAAAGAGTGCTAATGTTATACTGTTGGTTTTGGATATTTAATTTCATACGGACTTTCATCAGGTGTTTCAATTGAATTATGTGCTGTAAACGTTACAGGCAATGTATTATCGTTCTCATTTTCAGCACCTAATTCAAAACCCTCCAAATTTAATACATTCTTAAGAATAATTATTACAGGTTTTGCTGAGCCGCTTATGGTGCCTGCAAAGGCTATATTGTCGATGAAATCGTCATCATCTATAGTAGGCTTTCCAGAAATTATATCGTAGTCAGGATCTATTGCTGTATCTACTTGTCCCATTAAAGCCATCTTAAAGTTTTCAGTTGTCATTTCCAAAAGATTTACTGCAAGTGTAGCAGTTTCTCTAACTTTAAGAGTTAATCCTTTTATGTGTTGACTATTTATTCCATCTACCTCTACATTTCTTGTCTCAATTTCTACTTGGAATGTATTGCCACCATTTGTAGCACTTAATATTTTTTCTTCAGGTAATCCATAATGCAAGTATATTGCACCACCATCAAGTAATAGTCTATTTTTTGTCTCGGCAGTTAAGCCATGTGTTGTTGTTCCATTCATATATATTTACCTCCTATTAATTTTATTAGTCTTCGTAAACTTTTAAATAAAATCTAATTTGTCTACGTTTTATATTTATATCTTCATCATCCATTCTTGTCCTACAAGGATTATCTCTATATATTTGTATAAACATATTTTCTGTCATTATTTTTTGATTATTTAAAGCATTATATATAGAATCTGCATATATTTCAACTTCCTGTACTCCATTAACATTAGACCATACATCTATTACTAGAGAAATATTATTGCTATATTCATTGTTGGGAATGGTATTTGGAAATCTTATTGTACAGTAAGGATATATTTTATGTCCATCTTGTGCTTCTTTATCTACTGGATAATTGTCAGAATAGCATGTTAGAATAGGATTTATGATAGGTAAAATAGTTTTATATAAATCTAGCATTATTAATCACCCATTTGTGACATAATACGTTTTGCAATATTTTCTATATCTCCTGAACAATCTATAATAGTATTCTCTAGTATATGCTGAGCTGGTTGTTTACTAGATCCATTTTCCACCCATTCCATATAGTAGGCTTCAGGGGTTGAACCAACACGTATACCTTCCTGGTTTTCCATTATCTCATAGGTTGCATCTCGTCTAGCTAAACCTGGATGAAAGTCTCCATCTTCACGCTTACCCACAGGAATCCTAGATTTATATTCTGCTGTAACTGTAGTAGCCCACTTTTCTAGAATTTGTTCTTTTGAAGATTTGAGTTGAGATTTTACTTGTTGCTTATAACTTTTAAAAGCCATTATTATATCACATCCTTTCTATTTTATTCTGTATATGAAGATGTCTACATAGGAATCCCAAGTTATTATTTGACGTATCTCATATTCCTCTGTACCATTTTTAAGAATATAATTTATTTGAATATCATTATCTCCACCAAATTTTTCATAAAATAGCCTGTCTGTAACTTCAATGTTATATCCATAATTCCTTAACAATAATTCCTTATTATAAGGCTGTTTATCTACTGTTATATCCTTAATATAATCAGTACCATTAATCCAGTCACCATACTCATTTGTATGTCCTTCAGTCTTTCGCCATAAAGCATATGTTGTATTTTTTAACATATTATCACCCCATTAACCTAACATAAGGTTTTGGTAATAATGTTTTTACATCATTAGATAGTCCATCTGTTAATGTACCGCTTCTAGAACCCTGACTAAATTGCTTAGTTCCTTCTAATCCACGTTTTCTATATTGTTCAACAACATATTCTATTAATGCATCAGAATAGTTAGCTTCAATATCAGTAGTATCACTATCCTTTAAGTTCAAATAATTTCGTATTTGTGTTATACCTCTATTTATGTAAATCTGTATTACAGCATCTTCTGTAGATCCTGTAAGTGTTTTTATATCATCTAATACAGCCATTATTTATCACCTGCTTTTTTAGTAGGTTTCTTTTCTTCAACTATTTTTTCATAGGTTTTTGTATCTTCATCTAGTCTTCTAATTAAATCTTTATTTTTGGGATCGATATCCCATTTGAGTTTTGTTATCTTATTTAAGTACCACATATATATTATTACCTCCAATCTAAAGAATAAAGGGACTATAATAGCCCCACTTATTAGCCTCGGTTTGCTGTTAATACTGCAATTGCTTTAGGTTGAACTAATTTACAACCATAAACATTTAAGCCTTTAACT